GGCATCCCCAGGCCAACCCGGTAGGCGGCGAGCTGCATCAGGTTCTCGTCGAAGTTTGTGATCTCTGACTCTGACTCAAACTCCTTTGTCTTAACGTCAAGGACAATCCCGTCGGTGTGCAGGTCAACTCGGCCGCCAAAGCCAATCTCATGAGCAAAGGCCCGCTCTGCAATCCACTTCTTCTCACCATAGGCAAGCTTGATCGTAGAGACGGTCCCCTCAACGTGCTCTGCGTAGGCGGGGGCTGGCTCCTTCTCGTCGTAATAATGGTCGATGGCCGAATGGATTCTAGTGCCCTCCGCCGCTGCCTGGCGAGACGTCTCCTGCCCATCCTTGATCACTCTACTAACGTACTCGTCAACGCTCTCCTCGGGCTGCTGGGGGAGCTTCATGGCCGACAGGATTACCTGCTTCTGAATCCACAGGTTTAGTGCAGGCTTCGCAACAACGCCAAGGATTGTGGTGACGGACGGGACCAGGTCCTTCTTCCTTGCATCGCGCAGGGTAGTCGGGCGCTCCTTCCCGTTTATTCCCATTTGGGTATATTGGGGGTCGCCGTCACGGGTATACCAATGCCCGCCGCTCGTGTTGCTGATGATCATGCGGCAATTTCCCTTAAGTATTTTTGGAATCTGGCGTTTTTCAAAACTTTAATTTCGGCCGCAGAACGGAACCCTTCAAAGCCACCGTCACGAGTTTTTTTAAAGACTACCTCTGGAAACTCACATCTGTTTTGCTTGACCATTTCTGTTTTGTATTCTTGAGTACAGTCTTCGCAGAAGGAATGGTTCGGATGTGGGTGAGATAACCGCGCAAACTTCACCCACTCGCTATACTGTTTCCTACTTCCAAAGCATTTTGGATAGTCAGCCATTTATCTTTGCCCTTAGTTGTTCAATTTCCCGGTCTCTTTCTTCAAGCTTCGCCATCAAACTGTCGCTGGTTTTTTGCCAGACTTCAATCCGGTTTACCCGCTCCTCGTGGTCTTTCTTCATCGCATAGAAAAGACGCTCGGAGACCTCGATCTGTTTTTGAATAAAGTTAGTCATAACGCACCTACGTCAATAAGTTGCCCTCTAAATTCAATCGTATCGTCGTCCCACTTGTGGACAAGCTCAGGCCAAAGCAATTTTGAATCCTTAAATGTCAAAACAGCAAAACCCGACCGCCAGTTCGTTGGGTTCATCTCTAGATAATCAAGAAACTGCGGCCCGTCAGTCTCAGCAAGCGTACCGGTATCAACCCCAAACCTGTTGCCCCGAAGATCCGAAAATGGCGTGACCTTAAGGCTATGAAGGTGGCCGGTAACGATCGTCACCCCCGCATTGACCGTGTTGTTGTGGGTCGCATGGACACCGTTTTTATACCTGTGTTTTACGACCACGCTGTCAGTCGGCCAACAGCTCCAGCAGGGGTGCCACTTCGGAAAATGTTCTTTTAGCGTTAGCCCCTGGACGCCCTCAAACTCAGGCACAAAGGCGCTCAGGCGAGATTCAAATCTAGTGTCGTGATTGCCCAGCGGCCAGATAAGCTGAGTATGGTGACGGGCTGCGTGGCAGGCGTCTTCAATCTCAGTCATGAATTCCTTGCAGGCGTCAAGTTCTTGCCGGACGTTTGGCCTTGTCTGCCACTGCGACCTGGGGTGCCTACTGATCACGGCGCCATCGAAAATATCTCCGTTGGCGATGACCATCACCGGTTTAAGTGCCTTTATTGCCCATAAGAGGCCCTTGAAAGCAGTTGTGCGCAGACCAGGCCAAAAGTGTGCATCGGAAAAAACAAGGACGGTGCCGTCTGTAACACCGCCCCTGTGCTCGGCTTTATGAATGTGCGAATTCTTTTGAAGATTTAGCTTAACTTTCCGTTTGCGAAAATTACGCTCGCTTATTCCTAAAGCCTGAGCCGCCTCCGTGGTCGTGCCGTACGTTCTGTAAGCAGTGGCAATCTGTTCGTCCGTAAAAACTTGGGCGCCCATGAGTTACCCTTCTTGATACTCCCCGCACCACTGATCAGCTTCCGCTGCCGGGAAAATGGATACCGGCGTCGGGGTTCCATCTTCATCAGGCAGGATAATGACCTGGGGCGGGTTGCGGCGACACTCACCGATCGATTCCTCTGCTTCGTCGCTCTCCCAGTACGCGCAGGTTTCGCAGAATTCGCCGCCCTCTTCATCGTCGGGCAGTTGAGGTTCTGGACGGGTGCCAGAAGTCACTTTAAAGATTTTAAATACTGCAGATGATTCCATTAAGATCTCCATTAGATAGTGATTACTTCTAGTGAATCGGTGACGCCTGGGATGTCCTTAACTGAAAGGATGATCCCAAAAGAATGAACCCTATTAAAGTCGTCGGTTTCGTTGCCAAATGAATTGTTCGGCTTGAAGACCGGCTCGTTAAACTCCCAGACCTTGTACTCTGGCATAAACTTCTTGATATAAAAGTTAATTGTACTTCTAACGTGGTGATTATATTCAAGATATATTACAGGCTTGAACTTGTTGATCGTTTTGTACGAACCAAGCATCACCTGCGGCTCAAAATCCTCGGCGTCAACCTTAATTAAGTCGCAACGGTCAAGGTTTAGTCCATCAATCGTCATCAGCGGGACCTCAATCCCCTCCTCTGATGCAACCCTGACCGCTCCAAAGTTGTACTCTGAGCCAATGTCCAGATCGGGAACCTTAATTTTCCCAGGCTGATCACCGGCCGCGGCATGATATGTGTGTACATTGAAGACTTCGTTACAGATCAGGTTCGCGCAAAGGATTTTAAAAATTAGCCTCTGTGGCTCAATTGCATGAACCCTGCCGGTCTCCCCAACGTGCTTTGCGATCGGAACGGTATGGACTCCAATGTTGGCCCCGACCTCAACCACGACGTCGCCCTCTTTAAGGATTTGTCTGCATTTGTTAACAAGTTCCGACTCCCACTCACCGTACATCTCCATGCACTTGCCGACGTAGGTGTCATTAGTGGGGTAAAGGAACTTCCCGTCTCGAGCCTCAATGCCTGAGATTTTGCTCATTTTGTCCTCGTGATCAAGAAGACCTGAACGCCCCACTCTTCGGACAGCTTACGCTCAATTGCGTTAAGGGCCTTGTGATCTGTGAAGGCCTGGATTGGCACCCGAATTGAGATGTCAACCGAAATTGGATCACTCAGCATCATCACCTGACGAGCCGTTCCTGTGAGCCCAGCCTGGTCTATCACCTTCTCAAAGAACTTGCTGGTCTTGGCTTTAATCTGGTCAGTCTTTGCGGCCTCAAGCTCGAGAATTGCCGCTTGTTCATCTGTAAAATCCATGCTTTCCCTCAATTTTTTTAGCGATTACTGTCGTGACTAAACAGGCAGCCAGGAGCCCTATGGCCAGCAGGTTTTCACCCGCCAGCGCACAGGCCACCCCAGCACCAAATAGGATGGCGCTTAACATGATCAGAATGGGATGTCGTCGTCGACGTCAACACTAACGCTTGCAGGAGGCGCCTTCTTGACCGCCCACTCTGGAGCCGACTGAATCTTCTCCTTGATGCGATCGGACAATCGCTCGAAGACGGCCATGTTGCGATCGGCCAAGCTAAAGAAGTCAGGCTGGTTATAGCCCATAGGGAGGTTCTTCTTAAGCGTAGCGTGAACCGGCGAGACCGAGCTGACGTTCGTGTACATCCGACCGTTCGAGCCGGGATTCTCCTCGACGGTCAACATACACCACTGGCCGAGAATGTTTTCCATCTTGAAGCCCTTCTCCTCCTCGGGTGTAAAGTCACGACCGCGCCAGGCACGGAGATGTTTACGCAGCGTGGAGGCCTCGTTCATGGAGGCGGTGTAGTTCTTGGTGATCGTAAGAGGCTCGCCCTTATGCGTGACAAGATCCTCCCCGTTCTCGTCAGTTCCGTGGACCTCCCACTGGATCATGACAACGTGACGGCTTTTCGTTTCCCCGTCGTACACGGCAGTCTGAGTGCCCATGTCGACAAACCGATAGCAGCGGGCCAAATAAGTGCCTGCCGGGATCTGCTTGTAGTTGCCTTCAACTTGCTTCGATAGGATCATTTTTTCCTCTTTTGTTAACGCCAAACGTTGGCAAGGCGGACTCTACGCACAAAAAAAATTTTGTCAACCCCCTTGACGACTGGCCTGCGATCGGTCATCTTCCACGAACCTACAGGAGGTAAAACAGTGAACTGGTACAAATTTCGATATGCAGAATATGCGGCTCAGACCCGCCACCTTAGCGAGCTTGAGGACCTGGTATACAGGCGTTGCATAGACCTCTACTACGGCCACAAGCAGCCCTTCCCGGACGCAACCTGGGTCGCCAAGCGGATACAGATCTCTGACGTCCAAGTCGTTGATTCCATTTTGAAAGAGTTCTTCAGATTTGGGGAGGACGGTTACTCATACCAGCAGGCGGACGACGACCTTAGCGACTTCGAGGTCAAGTCCCAGAAGGCTCGAGATGCAGTCAACGCGAGGTGGGCGATACGTTCGTATGCAGAGCGTAATACCTTAGATAAGATGAGAGAAGAAGAGATAAGAAAAGACAAGAAAATAAATATGCCTGCGGCCGCTATCGCTTCTCGTTTTAATGAATTTTGGAAAGTGTGGCCTGCAGGTCAGCGAAAGTACGGCAAGGAGACGGCGATGGCGTCCTGGGGGAAGCAGGCCCTTGACACGGAGGCCGACGTCATCATTGCCCATGTCCTGAAGTCTCGAGAGTCGGAGGGCTGGGTCGCTGGCTACATCCCGGCCCCGACGACCTACCTCAACCAGAGGCGTTGGGACAACCAGACCGCAACGATCCCGACGAGGCAGGGAAAATGATTGATAATCTCCTTTCTCGATTGGAGAAGGTCTCAGGCCGAAATGGCTCCTGGGTCGCCAAGTGCCCCTCCCATCAGGACAAGTCACCGTCACTAGCCATCGCCGACCGGGATGGGGTGATCCTTCTTCACTGCTTCGCGGGATGTACGGCTCATGAAATCTGCGGCGCTGTTGGGATGGACATCTCCGATCTTTTTCCCGACAAGCGCGAGCGCACCGGTCCAAAGCCCAAGTTCTACGCCAAGGATCTGCTGAAAATCATTCACTTCGAGGCCGTCATTGCGATGACATTGGCCCTTGACGTTTCCCGCGGCAATACCCCAACCCAGGCAGACCTTGATCGAGCCTGGTTATCTTACGAGAGGATCGATGAAGCTCTCAAATTCGCCTGACGGCATTGAGGAACGGGCGAGGGCCCTTGACCAAAACCGAAAAGTTCGACAATCCGATATCGACGTAGCGAAATATGAAAAACTAACCGAGATCAAGCTCAAGGTCCGAGAGGCTAGCGCCTACCTGCTCGAGATTCTTGACAGCCGCAACCAGCCAGCTCCACCCAAACCACTGCAGATGCCCTGGGCCAAGACCTGGGGCGAGTTCGAGTACCGACTGGGCGAGGTGACGGTTTATGCAGGCTCTAACGGGGGCGGCAAGAGTCTCCTGACGGGTCAGATAGCCCTAAGCCTTGTCTCGCAGGGTGAGCGCGTCTGTATCGCCTCCTTTGAGATGAAGCCGACCAGGACGCTTACCCGAATGCTGCGCCAGTTTAGTGGCGAGAACGTCGAGGGTATGACCTAT